ATTTGTATATCGTAGTTGTTATTGGCGTGGCCAGCTTTGTTAATGTAAATCTTATGGCGGCCATCTATCGTGATATCTGAATCGCCACCAATGGAGTTGTAATTATTAAAAGAGGTAATTTCATATTTGTTAACTTTGTTAAGATAGACAATGGTGCCATTTGGGTCTATTTCATATGAGGTACCTTTTGTATGGGTTTGATAAATTCTTTCTGCGCCTTCAGTGTCATCCCATTCTGAAATATGGCCACTCTCACTTTCAAAAACGTGATTGTATGGATAAACGGCCGCATAAGGTATTTCAGGTTGATCCCAGGTATCGCCATCGGATCCTGCAATCGTTCCACCTTCTGCATTGGTAGTCGCATTAAAGTCAGCAGTCGCTACCCCTTTTATGATACTGGCTTTTCTTAATATGAGTTGTAAAGATGGATTGGCGTCTTCTTCTTTACCTGCGACAATAACTTTTTCATTAACGGCCAGTCGGTTGGTGTCTGGTGCGTAAACATCTCTAGGATATTTTGAATTAGGATCATAGAAACCAAATTTTGCATTTGCTGTTTCAATTGGATAGCCTGGTAGACTTCCAATGATAACTGGCTGTTGGCAACTTGCGCCATCACGCATATAGCCTACGACCCACGAACCTTCCACAAGAAAGGATGGTGACTGGCCTAATCCTGAAATGCCTGGACTAGTAACAGGTAATATACATTGCGCCCACGGTAAGTCGGCCGTTGGTAAAACTTCTTTGTCGTGTGTGTGTATGCCAAGGACTCTTACTCTATAACGGCCAAGATATTCTGGATCGTTTCGGTCTTCTATCACACCTGTGAATGAATAGAACTGTCCTGATAATATTTCCGAGTTAGCCATTAGTTTTTCCCATATTGTTTTTCTTTTAAAGCACTGACCTTACGCATTACTAGACTATTTAGAATACCTTTACGCAACCTCGTGAGCAACCTGCGTAGGTTAGCAAATGGCCGCAACCTCGTTGGAATACCCTTTACGCCCATCTTGGTTTGCTTTACGCACTCTTGCGTAAGTGGTAAGGTACCTAATATTCTATTCCAGAACACATTGAGTACTGCGGAGTAGCTGTGAGGCTTCCTATTAAGCATATAGTACAGCTGGCGGCTACCTGTGGGTACCAGTCCTTGTTCTGCAATATACACGGTATCACTCACAATGTCAAGCACATATCCTCGTAGTTGTTCTCTAATTGTTCTCATAGTTATTCTGTGCGTTACCTGTCTGTTCCTCTACTACGGCCAGTTGTAGTCTGTCCTTTTACACGTCTAGCGTTAGCGGTATCAAAAATTTGCGAATCTCGGAGAATACTCTCAATCCCTTTCATTTTATTCATCTCTAAAAAGGTGTTCCTTTTATATCCATTCCTGTTGGTCCTAATCGGCTCATTATTTGTTTATCTTGTTCGTATATATTATGTGTCTTACCATCAGGTGCTTGGTGTCTCCAAGATTGATGTTCTGTTATATATTGGTGAGCAACATTATCTTTAACTGCTAATATCGTCATAGTATAACCACTAATAACATCAACATTATGTTTAAGAAAAGTAATTAAATATCGTCCTGCCCAATAAGGATTCTTACGTGCTGGTTTATCGTCTCCTAAAGGTTGGAATAATGGCATTTCAAAATCAATAATATCTCCTACCTGCAACACTGAATTACCAGGTACGTGTAAAGTTAAAACACCATTTTTTAATAGAGCTTCCTGTGACATTATCTTTTGAGTACTCCTTTCAGCACCAATAGGATTAAATTTATCGTGGAGCTTACTTGCTCTTGATGATAAGAATACTCGTTGTTCATATGCTTCCGATAATATACTACCTTCAATATTTCCAGCAGCAGGTAAATGAGTTTTATCATCTGATTTATGTCCATCTCCATCGTGTTCAGTATGAAAATGTTTACCAAAATACTTTTCATAATTATAATCAGTTACGTTAATAGTTTTATAAAACGGATCATACTCTATTGATTTATTTGCATAACCACCAGCATTTAAATTCTTTAACACATCAACAGGTTTATCTAACGTCCAATTATTAACACCGTGCATATCTTTTACTGGTTCTTCAACTCCTGTACGTGGATTCCTAATGTTCTTTAGTTGTGGTCTATAATGCCATTTAACAGGTCGTGCTATAGCACCAGCCATAGCAAACAAAGATTCATAACTTCTAAAATGGTATCCATCTGGTGTTTCATAAAATAAAAACCCTGCATTTTCATATTGTCGTGATACAGCCTTAGCACATAACATTCGTATGGCAGCAAATGGTTTCAAATTAGGTATTACTATTTTTGTTTTATACTTTGTAGGTTCTACATAAAGTTGTTTTTTACTATTAAGGTATCTTTTACTTGTAAATATATCTTCAACACCTAATTCAACTGCACCTTCATAAGCCTTACTAACCCTACGCATATTATTAAAATAAGATTCTCTTGAACAAAAAAAGATGTCATATGCTTGACTACGTACAGAGTCTTTATCTTGGACAACTGTTTGTATTTTATAAATGTGAAATGGATGACCTTCGTTAGCGATAGCACTAATGCCAGTAAGACCAGGTGTATTAAATTTTAAATTTAATCTTTCTAAACCTGTAATAGGGAGAATAGTACGAACATCAACAGTGTCATATATTTGTATCTTACCAACCATTGAGTGTTCATAGATATCTTCATCTAGTGATATCTTTAAAATGATATTTTTAATATCAACTGTAATTGGTTGTTGACGTCCAGGAGCACCACCTGCCATTCTATAGGATATAATTTCAGCTACACTTAAACTTAAATCTTCTGAATTTTGTATTGTGTTAGATATTGCCATATCATTTTCTAATCAATGTATTAAATTCTGTCACAAAAGTATTCAAATATTTTGGATCTAATATTCTAATTTGCCTCTTCTTGTCTTGTATTCTTCTTTCATATTCAGCATTAGTTACAGGACCAGCACCTGCGTCTGTTGAATTACACTCTAGTATATGAGAATAATCTCCAGGTCCATCACCTATTTGTTTTCCACTTGATTGTATTTTTTCATAATGATGTATTGCCTCAGGATTTGTATATTTGTCTTTTAAGTATTGTTCAAATGCTATACTAGATAACGGCCAATCATAATAAACATTTTCAATATTATTCATTAAACACACAACCCAAAAGTAATTTGTACTGCCATAAACTTTATATGCCACGTGTTCTGGTTTTTCTCCATCTTCAACATCATAATTATCTATTAAAGATACATTACCTTTTATTTTATTTACTATTTTTACCCTACGAAATATATCAGGCACAACTTTAACAGTATTATTGCCCTTAATATCATAAAGCATTTTAGGAAATTGATTAAAGTATTCCATTAAAATCCTGCAAATATTTTATCTTTAGTCATATATTCTAATTCTACAAAATTCAAATCAAGTGTATAGCAAACAGGTGCGTGGTCGTCAAAGGTTTTAAAGTTACCACCTTCTGGTGTATAACTAACATCAACTTTTTTCAAAGCACATCTTGATATCCTAGGCAAAGCTTTATTTCTACCAGTATTATGTAAATAATGTATTTCAAATTCTGATGGTACTCTAAATAAACGGTCTTCGGAAGCAGAGTCTTTCCAAGGGTGCATATGATATTTAAACAATAAAACAATTTCTTGAGCAGCTCTTGTTTCTTCTTGATTTCTCGGCCAAAATTTAAACTGATATGTGAATTCTCTAAATGTTGGTCCTTCGTAAAATTGTTCCTTATGTGTATTCAACGCCCATCCTTTATGCTTACCATAAACTTTTACAATATCCCCTAACCCTAACGTTTCAGTAGTAGCCCCTATAGCATTTTTAAACATTTTCAATGTCATATTAAATCCAGATTGAGCTATCGTTTCAATAATATTGTCATCACTATTCTCACCGTGTAATTTTTTAATTAAATGAGCTAAATCACCACTTGTATTTGTATCTTCTGGTGCCCACTCTTGACCATAACTTACTTTAATATCTGGTGGCATATACAATGCAACTGCACCAGTTACCAAACGTTTACCTTGCTGTGGTAAATTAAAATTAGACATATTAACATCAGGAATATCAATACCTTTGTCTGCGTATTGCTGTCTTATTTTGGAATAAGCATCTGCCTGGAATGTTGAGGCACCTGTACGTTCATTCCTAACGCTGGTGCCAGTGGTTTCATATCCTACGTCAAATCTCAATGCATTTGCTACTTTCAAATCCATTACTCCACCTTGGTCTCCACCAGCATTGGATATCATAAAAAATAACATCCAATTTCCTAATTCATTGCCTGTTAACTCTAAAGGATATTGGATATGTCTAAATCCTAACTTGTCCTGGTCTTTCCACGCTTGTTGTGTTGATTTTTTAGGAGTAAATGGTGATTTATCTAATAATTGAGCAACTGCGCCAGTATCATTACTGTTAACACTTGTTGCACCAAATTGACTAACAAGGTCTGCTAAACCTAAATTACCAATATGTGAAGAAATCTTATTAGTAATAAACCCCTTAGCACTAGTTACTGCACGGTTTAAATACTTTGATATGTTGATACTTTTTCCCATTTAAATCCTTGTTATAAATACTTATATATTTATATGATTAATAGGTAGATTATGGCAAAGAGTTACAAAGGTCTGTACAAAGCAACACATCCCAAAAAGTACGTAGGCAATCCAAATCAAATAGTATATAGGTCTCTTTTAGAAAGGAGATTTATGCGTTATTGTGATTTGAATACTGATATAGTACATTGGGCAAGTGAAGAGTTACCTGTCAGATACTATAGTCCATTGGATAAAAAATGGCACAGATACTTTCCAGACTTTGTGATTAAGACAATCAAAGATAAAAAGTATATGATAGAAATTAAACCATCTAGGCAATGTAAAAGACCTAAAACACCTAAAAGAAAAACAAGGTCATTTATGATTGAATCATTTAACTATATTAAAAATAAAGCAAAATGGTCTGCTGCTAGGTCATTTTGTTCAGATAACAATATGCAATTCAAAATTATTACTGAAAAGGATTTGGGAGTTGGTAAATATTAAATTGAAAATGATGTGCCACAACCACAAGAGGATTTGGCTTTAGGGTTATTGAATATAAAATTAGAACCAAATATATCGTTCTTATAATCTAATTGCATACCTAATAGATACATTTCATATATTTTATCTACTAATAATATATTATCTACAAGAATATCAGTTGGTTTAGATTCATTTTCAAACGTCCAATCATATCCAAACCCAGCACAACCACCACCCTTTACAGATAATCTAACAAATACTTTTCTATTTGTTTCTGTTAATTCTGCTAATCTATTTTTTGCGTTTTCTAATATTGTTATCATTTATTTTACCTAGTTTCCACTCCCAGCAACATTAGAGAATTCGCTATCGTTCTTACCAGTATGGCCATAAAGGCTAATATTATTTGATGACCTACTATCTACAACTGCTTTTTTAGAATTATCAATATTAAAACTTCCTGCTGACAGATCCAACGCTTTTAATTTAGTTCTTTCAGCTGTAAAAACGTTCTTAATGTCTAACAAGGATCTGTTTTTCTGTGCCTCCGATAAATTCATACTACCTGGTTCTCTATCTGACATAGCAAGGTTTATGGTAGATAACGTTCTATAATTCCTAACCTTGCCATACCTATACGTCTGCTCCAACTCGTAGAGTTTTTTCTTATTTATTTTCAGTATTTTGTGAAGTTTGTCTGCATCCTCCGCTTCTTTGGAAAATTCGCTTAGGTCTACTTCTTGGTCATATTTATTATAAACTATGTCAGGTACTATTGCTTTCTTTAAAGTTTCAAGTTGGGTTTCTTGAGCAGCTATTAATTTCGTTAATATATCTATTTTAGGAGCTATTTCTGTTTCTCTTTCAAACTTATCAGACAGTGCTAGGTCTTCCATATATGCTGGAGTATCAATACCTTTTGATTTATTTAATTTTATTGTTTCTTTTGCTGAAGCTTCTATGTGATCCAAAAGTATTCCTAAATTATCTTGTGCTATTTTTTTATCTTCTGGTGCTAATTTTCCTGTATCTATTATTTTCATTATATGTTCTACTGTTCTCATCATAACCCCCATTTTATATTCATCTGCCATCATTATATCAAATTTTTCTTTATCTAGCGTTTGGTCAGCCATTTGGGATGTAGCGTCAACTGTCTTTTTTTGGTCACTTGGTGAAAGAGGATCTTTTCCTTCAGCACGCTCTCTAGCTTCTTTCATACCAACCAATAGTTTTTGTTGGGTAGTTAATTTATCATCTCCCATAATCGCACCAGCTAAATTCTCATTAATTTTTGAATACCATTTTTCTTCTTCCATTGCCATATTATCATTAAAAGTTTTTTGTGTCATACTAGTAATTTTATGTAAATGGTCTAACACTGAAGCTCTATATTCTTCCATTTCACCAGATACATAACCTATACCTGCTGCTAGTGCTATTGCTAATGAGGCAGCAATAACAAACGGCCAACCTCCTATTAATGCTCCTAACGTAGTTCCAAGCAGTTTAGTTCCCATTGTTAAACCGCCTACTCTAGCTGCCATTATCAACGCTGGTCCTGTTAAAGCAATATGACCCCATTCAAATCCACTAAAGTCAGAAGCTCGTTTTTGACCTGAAAACCATTCATAAAGTGATGTAATTCCCATAGTAGCAGCCAATAATAATCCTGCTGCTATTCCTTTTTTACCAAACATAGCAAATCCCAATCCAACCGATAGATAAGTTTGCATTTGACTTTTAAGTTCTTTATCCTTTACCAAACCAGACATTAACATACCACCAATGTATCCACCAAGTATTGATAAAAAACCTACTTTAAATATCCCTTTCGTAAACGCCAACAACCCAGTAATTGTAAGTAGTTTTCCCCATTTACCTGCTAAGAATCCTCCTAAAAAAGTGCTAACTCCAGATTCACCAGGTAGTTCTCCTTTAAGTATGCTATCAAACGCAGTTTCTTTTTTACTCTTTTTTTCAAGGTTGTCTTCTTTTTTTTCTTCTCTAACTAGTCTTGCTTCAGTTTTGTCAAACTTTACTCCTGCCTGTAATGCGTCAAAAACCTTTGTTATTTTATCAATAGTTTTTCGTTGTAAATCAGCTATAGTATCTAATACACCCAAAGAACCACTTGAGTCTCTTTTTGTATTATTTGCAACTGCTGTTGCTCCTACTAAAGTTTGCCCTACTTTACTTTGGATATTTTGTCCAAGTAAAGTAACGTTATCTGCTACTACTACCGTTTCTGCCATTGATTTTCCTTAATATTCTTCTTCTATTGTTGGTTGCCATATAGTATGTCCTTTATGCCAAGCCAAGCCAAATCCCACTGCACCTAGGAATAACATCAAACAGATGACCATTAGGATCTCTTTCCATATACTCACTATATACTATTCATTATCTCTTTAACAAAGTCAGCATTTGCTTTCTTTGTTTCATCACATATTGTTCCTGCTGTACTGACCGTTTCATTACATAGTTCTTTTGAAACTTCAATACACCATCTTTTTAGTTGTTCTATCATTACTCGTCCTTCTTATGCTTACCTAAAATCTTAACTATTTCCCAAGTACCATCTTCATAATGATGTACATTTGCGTCAACTAAATCACACATAAATGCTAAACTTTCACCATCTATTTTATATGTTATACCATTTATTTCTACACTATCTGTTTCTTCAGATTTATTTCTCCAAGCTTTTTCAACTTCTCTTTTGGTCTTTAAGCAATCGGACATACTATTTGCGCCTTTATGGTCAATTAATGAACCATCTGCAAATACACATACTGCAAATACTACTTCAGCTTTCTTCTTATCTTCACTCATATCCCCACATTCACCAGCAGCATAGGCACTAGTAAAAAATAAACTAAACAATATTGTTAATAATAATTTTTTCATATTTCTCCTTATCTTATTGGTGGTACATATAATATGCCACCATTGTTCCATAGATTATTTAATCCTCTTTCTAAAGCAAGTGGTGTTTCTTCTCCCACATTTCTTTCAAAAGACTCTCCGTAGTTTCCTACTTGTTGGATAATATTATATCCAAACTTCATTCCAAGTCCTAACATAGGACCAATGTAACCTTCTACTCCTAAAATTCTTTTAACTTCTTTTGATTTAGAAGTTAACATTAATTCAACATTTTTAGAAGTGATACCTGCCTCTTCAGCATTAATCATAATGAACATAGTCCATCTTACTACATCTTCCCATTCTTGGTCGCCTTGTCTTACAAGTGGACCTAATGGTTCTTTAGATATAATTTCAGGTAATACCACCCAATCATCTGGATTTTCTGCACCTGCTCTTGCGGATGCTAAACCAGAAGCGTCTGTAGTAAAGACATCACACTCACCAGCAAACAATTTTGCTTTTGCGTCTTTGTTACCTTCAACATATACTGGTTTATATGCCATATTGTTTTCTGCAAAATAGTCATTTAAATTTAATTCGGATGTTGTTTCTGCTGTAATACAGACAAACGCACCATTTAATTCTGTTGCATTTTCAATATCTAAATCAGTAGGTACTAAAAATCCTTGTCCATCATAATAGTTTACACCTGCAAATTCAAACATCAAATTAACATCCCTACTAATTGTCCAAGTAGTATTTCTTGCAAGTAAATCAATTTCGCCAGACGCTAATGTTGGGAATCTTTGAGCAGCGTTTAAACCTATAAACTCTACTTTATTTGAATCACCAAATATTCCAGCGGCAACTGCCCTACAAAAATCTACATCTAAACCACTCCAATTTCCTTCTTCGTCTTTAGCGGAGAAACCAGGTAAACCTGCATTAACTCCACATACAAC